GTTCGTTGCCCCTCGCACCGCCTTGGACTTCTTGGGTTTATCTGTCATTGATCTGGATTAGGTCGGGTCTTAAACGGACTGTCCAGCATCGTCTCGGACTGCATCGGGGACGGATGGGCAGGAAAGTCAGGGGGGGTCGCCTTGCTATTAAAAAAACGGCCACCTTTAGATGAGTTACAACTTTTGCACATAGATTGTAAATTATCTGGTGACCACATATCGCCACCCTTAACACGTGGCACAATATGATCTACTGTATGCGCTGGTTTACCACATGATGCACACTGCCAACCATCACGATCTAATATGGTAATGCGTAGCTTCTTCCACTTACCACTACCTATAGCTCTATTAGTCAATGCCATCCTTTAATCTTGTAATGTTCTAATGCTTTACACATAGAACCATATCTATTGTTATTGTACTTAATACCCCACTCTACTTGCTTATATCCATCGACAGTACTAAGCCACTTAGACCTACCTTGTGGTATGCCATAATGTGAACCATTACGTGCTTTAGGATTCCACCTAGATTCATAGAAGTACAACTCATCTAAACAATAGAACTCATCTAAGTTATTAAGCTGTATGAATGCCCACTGTCTGTAGTGGTTTGTTCTATCTAATGATGCAACGGAATCAGTCTTTACAAAGCAAAGATTAACTATGAATAGAGCGATCCCAACTAGCCAGCACCTTGCGAGCTTTCCCTGTCGGGCTCGCCTTGTCGCTTTGTGAGCGACTGCTACACTAGAGCCTAGCATGCGTTGTCAAATCAATCAGCATAACCGCAGGTCAGACGGCAAGTCACGATACGCAAATCATCGGTGTCGATCCATTGTTCATCATAGCCAGCCTCACTCATATTGACATCCAACCTATGTATTGTGAATCAGGATTATCGATAAGCCACTGTTCACGTAGCTTGTTTTGATAAACCCAATCAATATTCGTAGATTCACTCACTTCCCACCCCATCCTGAGCCTTTGAATATCAACCCTGGTGCTGAATAAATCCTGGCCATTGTAATTTGACATTTCGGACATTCCATTACTGGCACATCCTCATCAAATGATTTATGTGTGGACCCATAAGTGCCGCATTCATTACAGCTATATTCATAAGTAGGCATTACTTAGCCTTTATCAACTGACAAGTGTGGCAATCAACACCTAGGAATTGCCAACTACCACACTTATCACATCTTGTAATACTGGAATCAGGAATCGATAGCGCTTCAGCTATATTCTTGACCCCAACACACCCACAATCCATGCATTGATAAGCCTTAAAACCTTCAGGCGTATCTAACTGATCGAGCCATAAGAACTCGGTCTTGCGACCACATCCATTACATTTGAACTGTGTATGCATTATGGTAAACTCCTTATTGCCTACAGTGGCATTGAGTACAAACTAAGAAATTACCAGAATGTATAAGCCTGTCATCATTACAAGCTACACATACATCGGTACTCGGTATAAACTTTACCTGGTCGTTCTCTATGCGTTCCAGGTAAGGTCCACCACGTAATATTTCAACGTATCCCATTACTCACCCCCTTTACCTTCCTCGGCATCACTTGGGAAAAACCATGATCCAGCAGCTGTCATCTTTGCCCAACGTGCATCACATTGGTCAGGCTTTGCAGCACTGCATACGTATCCATGATATGGCTTGCCTGTTTTTGCCACGCCTTCTTTAAGAATCATTGATCCATGTTTACATTCTTGCGGTTTGGGATTAACTGGCATCGCTTCTATTGCGTCACCAACACTCCAAACAGTTGGTTCCTTTTTGTCAGCTGCAAATGATTCACGCAACACGTCTTCAACAGCTCTAGCCCTTGTGCCTGGCGGTGAATAGTTTGCAACCTTAGTCATCTCTTCTCGGCTAGCCCTTTTGCCCTTAGCTGCATAACCTGCATTTGCAAGCGCTCTGCCGATCGCTGAAGTCTCAGCATTCTCCAATGCAGAAGTTGAATTGACACCCCGATCAGAAATGCTTTCACTAGCAAGCCCAGTCGCCCACGATTTTGCATCGGCTTCTGTCTTAAATAATTCAGCACTAACAATGTATCTAGTGTCTGTGGCCTGCTCGATCTTTGTAGATATTCTTCCATCTGGATATTCCTTCCAAAACTTTTCCAGCCGGCTCTCGACTGTTTCATAATCAGCTAAATTAAACATTAGTCATCCCCCCAAGTGAAGTTGATGTCGGTCTCTGCATCCAAGACTGTCTGGTATATCGAAAGGTAAGCAATAGCATCCTTGATTGAGTCGCTGTGATTTGCAGATTCAGTAAGCCGAGAAACCTTGACGAGCGCCATACATAATGCGACTTGACTAGGTGTAATTGGATGGTCGAGGTATGCCGACCAGAGGTCACTGATCCTTTTATGGTTTGTGTAAGGGTGACCATAGACCGCTCCCCTTGTATGGACCAGATCGACAACATCGGCCAGCAGCTTCTCAGTTTTTGTCATAGTCAAATACCTCATCGGTTTTAACTTTGTTGTCAATCATTCTACGATGCATATCCCAGCCATCTTTACGGCCAAGCCAGTAATACCGATCTTTGGCATCGCTTATAGCTTTGTTTATTAAATATAAGCCAATACTTACGCCAAGTACCAACCATGCTAATTGCTCAAATGCGTTTCGCATCTCTAACCAGTTATTCATATAGCCCTAACTATGCCTACATATTTTGTGGCATGGCAATAGTGTTGCACCTGTGTATGACTTTGTGGATTATTTAGCGGATTATTTTGATAACGATTTGATAACGTTATGCGTAGAGTTTTCCAAGCGCTGTGAATGAGCCATCCTTGTTTATTGGCACCAGGGTTGGTGTCAGGGTCTTTCCTACGGCTTCTAGTATAGCAATACCCATCTGCCAATTCGCGCTTCCATAGCGTAAATAAGAGGCTTTTTTGCGATCCATAAGGTTTCCTACCTCAACTCCGTATAAGGCCCTGTAATGGCTTCCTACGCCCTCTGCATAGGCACTCATGCCTAGTCTATGGGTGTGGCCACATAATACTGATTTACCCCATTTTTTAGCCAGGTTAAGAGCTGTAATACCTGCGTGCTGGCTCATATTGCCCTCGTCTCCATGGGCTAACATCCACCCTGGGTGAAACTCATAAGCTGTTTTGTGGTACTCCATACCCATATCTTTGAATCCCATAAATGCTGGATACTGTAATTCGGGTAGGCTAATTAAGCCAGGTACCTTTAATAAAGTGTTATATAGGCGATCAGTATGATTACTGCGGATAATATGACACTCTCGGCTGTACTCACTGAGATCCCACAATATCGACTTAGTAAGCTCCCGATCATCGTGAATGGTCTGCCGATAAGCCAAAGGTGTGCCTTCAGCCCATTTGCTAATTGTGTTAAAGTCAATTTCATCCCCAACCACCAATACTGAATCAAACTTCTCCCGCCTTGCTAACTTGATAACATTCTTTACAGCTACTTCGTGATGGAAAGGAATCTGTAAATCTGACACGACCAGGTAGCGCTTAATCTTCTTCTTCCTCTGGGGTAGGAATACGTGGAATAATTCCCTTGTCGCCTACTACCCAGTCAGGCATTGACTCTGGACTATCCATAAGGTAAAGAGCCACCGATTCTGAGAATCCTGCCTTACGTGCAGCTTTGAACATCTCGTGTTTGGCAATATAAAACACTTCTAACTTAGATAAAGGCTCAGGTGATTTGCGTACTCTGCGCCTGTTAATTTTTCTACGCTTGCGTGTAGTTGCCATAATTAAAATTATCGCTTACTGATTAAAATAAAGAGATCATCGACACGCTGTTCAAGTCGAGTTAATTGATCTTTCATGCTAGTACCAGAGTTAGGTTTTAACTCAGCGAGATAGGATCTAATAACCCAGCGGAGAGCCACTAAGCCAGTTGTGATTAAAGTGGATGCGCCAACGGCAACAGCGACCCATTCGTTTACGCTCATTTTTTAGGAGTTGCATACCCAAAGACACCTGCTAGTAATGCCCATAGAATTGAGCGATAGTCAGCTGCGAAATTGGATGCTGCCCAGGCTGATAAGAATGCGCCTAGTGTTAGTACGTATGGATTTTTCATATTCATATCTTGCCCCCTATTAGTGGTATATCGAACGGCCTATCATCTAGATCGCCTAACTTTGTAAAGCTAATATGTATGTGTCGCTTATGGGGATTGATCCCAGAATATTTACGCCAACGCCAATTTAATATCTTCGAGCATATTCGCCCATTGAAGATGACGTATGATAGGCGTGGATCCGATTTGGCTGCGACTCTGATCTGGTCAGCCAGATAAGGTGCGAGGCTGTCGGATGACTCCAACCGAGCATTAAGATCAAGACCTCGGACCCACCCAAATTGGTCTGGATTATGATCCGATTTTCTGGTGGCATGGCGACTATCGCCCAGCCATCCTTCTGGACTTTTAGTGCAGCGATCTGGAAACCACGTATCAACTTGATCTCTTAACTGCACACCAGCTGCACATAACTTTGATTTCAAATCGACACACTTCCCTAAGATTATGCTGAGGGCTTGCCTAGCGTAAGCCCATCAGGTATTGGCTTGCTGTAATTCCATTCTTTGATATAAGCACCAACGCCATCTGAATCATCTTGCAACATAATTTGATTAACAAATACTGCAAAATTATTATCAGCAGTTTCTGGATAACTTGCAACAATTTTTTCCCATAGTTCCATATTATGCTCCTAAATAAGCTGCTGTAAATTGTATTTGTGTTTCAAAACCAGTGCAATTTAAAGCACCGCCTGTGTTTTGAAATGCAGCAACAGTCATATAATCTGCTACGCTTAAATTAATAATTGTGGATATTGAGATTGCTGTATCATCTCCATTAACTGCACTAACTCTAGTTGGATAAATAAAATCTGTTCCGTTTTTTCTAAATGCAACTTTTCTTATTCCAGTTGAGTTGGAACTCCAAGTAATAACTGCGCTAATATGATATTTGCCACCCTTGCCTGATGGAATTGTAATTCTGGATGTATTTGTAGAAGTGGAATGAAATCCATCGGTATCGAAACTTTCAGAATCAAATGTTAGGTCTTGGTAAGTTGCATTTGAAGTTGATTGCGCTACAGAGTTATACAATGCACAACCAGCAAATGTTGAACCACCAGCAGGTGCAGCCCATTTCAAACCAGTTGCTTCCGCACTATCCGCTACGAGTGTGTAGCCATTTGTGCCAACTGGAAGCCTTGCATCACTCGTGCTATATGTATATAAATCACCTTTAGTTGTTAATGGTGATGTTGCACCAGTTTGTATAAAATCATAAAATATTGCAGCTGATGCGCTTGTGAAATATAAAATACCCGCATCATTTTGTGGCAAAATTAAACTGCCAGCAGTTGATACTGTTGCAGTACCAGCGGTAACAGTGCAGTTACCAGCGCCTCTGTTTTGTATAAATACAATATCGCCAGCAGAAAATAATCCAGTATTAACTGTAATTGTTGTTGATCCTGCTGCATTCATGGCAACAGTTGTGCCAGCGTCGGCTGCTACGAGGACATAAGATGCAGTCTTAACAGATGCATCACCGCCAAGCATTGCCGTTTGTTGCAGGCTTGTCATTTGAGCAGCTGTTAATACCTGCCCAGTCGTGAAGGTTTGTTTGGCCATTTTACTCCTTAGTAACTAAGCACATTATAGTCTAAAGTGCCGTAGATATTGTTATTTAAGATCAGGGAATCGATTACGGGTTCTAAAGTCGTAAAGAAGACCCTAAAGCTGTTTGGGGTTATACTGGTGGCTACCCCAAAGATTTGCAATGTTTTGTCTAGAGTAGATCCACCTGGTTGAGTGGTAACCACTCGAATTGGATCAAAGAAATCTAAGTCCAAAGCTGCCACTATACCTGTATTATAATTAGGGGTATATAGATCCAATTCTATGCCATCGCATCGCACGCTAGTCTCTGCTCTACTAGCCACATAAGCCCTGGCATAATCAAGCGCTACTGCATCGCTTTGCATTAATAATCCAGATAAGTTATAGCTGTGAATAAAATATTTATCTATTGATGCTTGGTTGATGGCTGTTTGAGCTGTGCCACCTGCCCTAGTAATTGTGGCTGAGTTAAACACCAAAGTATCGTCTAAACGCCATATTGCATTAGCGTATGGAATGCCTGTGCCATTATCGTTAAATGTAGTTACTGTGCCACCGATTGAACCAGCAGTAACTGACCTATCCTGAAATACAAACTCGCCATCGGTATTGACATATAAAGCCCCATATTCGCTGTCGCTGACTGTAGTCATGGCATCTAGTGATGTGCGTTGAGTACCAGGATCCGCCTGTAATGTAGTTAATCCCGCATCAATGTCACGCATGGTTGCAGGCCAACTGATTTGATCTAATATTTGATTGATGCGTGTGCCAGATAAATCGCCAGCAGCAGCACCAGTTACTGTAGATATTTGAGCATTCTGTGCAAGCCTAAATGCATCCACTGCCTTAATAGTTGTATATGCAACCTCTGTGGCATCTTTAGGTTGTGTGTTTTCATAAGATGTAATAAATCCTGAAAATAGGCTATACGTAACACTATTAAAAGTCGCAGTAATTTGTACTTTTTTCATAGGTGTTAAAAGAGAATAATAGGGCGACGCTGGGTTAGTTGGGTTAAAATCTCCATTTTGATCTACAATTCTAAGAGATAACGTACCAGTCTGAAATTGATCTACCAAAGGATTGCGGCCTCGCTGGGTTTGTATGAAATTGATTTGATCGGATACATCAACAATTACAGCTGCTGAATCGGCCAATATGTTTGTGCCTAACACGCCAGAATCTAAAATCATGGCTTGGGCAAAACTAGGCCCAGTGCTAAAGTTTATTATTGCATTAACTGTTGGTACGGCCACTATAAGGATCCTGCTGGCAATAATTTATTGCCTGATTTTAATAACTGCAATACGTTTTGCTGTATTACAGCTTCTAATTGTTGATCTGTAACTATAGTGCCAGCATTTACTGTTACCCCTACGGATGGTGTTGTGGCTGCAGGTGCTTGTGCTGGCTGGTTAGTTGCCCCTTGTGGCACATTGTAAGTCCTAGATCCATTTTCCATTGGTGCTATTTGATTTCTAGCACGTGCAGTCATTTCACCTAAAGCATTAAATAGTGCTGGGCCAAAGCTAGTTAATGCGCCAGCAGCTTGATTACTGGCATCGGCCAACGCCTTAGCAGCAGTTGCACCTTCTAATTCAGCATTGTACTTTTTGGCCAACGCTTCATTATTGTCTAATATGGCTAATTGAGCCTTGATGCGCAATTTAGTTTCTTCATCGGTAGCAGCATTAAGGGCAGTCAATAAGCCTATGCGCTCGACATCAAACTTGTCTTTTAATTTGTCTATTTCGGTGCGTGATTTATTACTGGCCTGAATAATGGCATATTCTTCTTTGCGTGCTTTAGTAAGATTCTTTGATAAAATGATATCGGCTCTAGGATTGCCTGCACCATAAGTAAAGTTAGATGATGGTTTTTGTGTTTTGCCTATATCGTAAGCAATTAGACCTGCTGTACCTAAAATGAGTTGTTTTTTGCCTAAAGTTAATAAAGCGGTAATGGCTAATAAAAACTTACCAACATCGCTGTCAATAATCTGCTTTACCTGGCCAATTAACTCGCCCATACCTTTAGTAGTATTAGCTATGGCATTGGCAAAACTATTCATCGAGTTAGCAGCTTGATCTATTGAATTATCTCGGCTTAATGCACTTAAAGCATCAATTAAACCTTTACCTATAATCTCTGTGGCATTAGCAGATGCAACCTTAAGTAAATCCATCTTGCCTGCATAGGTATCTAATCTAGCTGCTGCCTGCCCTGCAAACTTCTTATCAAGTGCAGCCATGATCTTATTCATATCGCCACTTGCTATTGTGGCCTTATCTAATCCTGTGCCTAATCTTGATAAGGCAGTAGTTGTACCAGATGCGCCTTTTGCTATTGCTGCAACTACGCTAGCAAGGTCTTTACCTGTGCCTGCGCTTACATTTAATGCGGTTTCTAGCGCCTTCTGACTTAGCGTTACCGATCCAGTAGCATTTAATAATGTTTGAAACGCTGGGCGTAATTGGTCATCTAATACACCATATAAAGACTGTAGGCTGGCTATGTAATCTTCTACTTCGGATATTCTAAAAGCGTTGCCAGTATTTTCTAATTGAACCGCTAGCGATTTAGCAGCTTTTTCATCGTTAGCAAATGCATTGATGGCTTTCTTGCTGAATGCAACTAATGCGCCTGTAGCAAACAGCCTGGTAAGTGATTTATTTAATGCTTTGGCTTGTTTATCAAATGCGTTTAGATCCTGCTTGCCTTTTTTGAGCGCTTTACCATTCCAGGTAGCGAGTGCCGATACAACTACATTGGCCATTATGCTGCCTTCTTTACTTCAGTAGATTTGTTAAAATGTATAGCTGTAGCATTGATAGCACCGAGGATTGCATCATAAACTTTGCCACTGTCTTGCGCCCAGGCTTTGTAAATCAAGCGACCTTTAGTTTTACGACCACCACCACGTACACCCTTCATTTTAGGCTGTGAGGTTAGTGCTGGCATTGATGTTACAAATTGATAACCTGCAAATGGATTATTTGATGCGTACTCTCTGGTAGATCGATTGTATGTATATTCTTTGGCACGTTTTTTACCTTCAAAACCTTGCACTGGGCCAAAGGTTGTGTTAGGTCGGCTAGGATCTATTTGCTGAAATGGCGCTCTACCTTGTGGATTTTTACGGCCAGCAGTTTCATAAATGCGGCCTGGTGCGCTTACATTATACACATAATTGCTCACTTTAAATCCATTTTTAAATGTTTTGTTTTCTCCTGCGTTGTATCCAATACCAGCTTTAACTGTGCCAGCATCGTATTTAGGAAATGGTCGATAATTAATTTCAGGATTTATTGGCTTTGACCAACCAGATAAAACCTCACTATTGGTAGGTACAAAACTCTTTGCTTTAGATGCCACGCCACGCATTAGCGGATCAATAGCACGCCTAATACGCTCACGCATATCTTCATCAATAAAACTCAGACCAGCCAGGACATCCTTAACGCCTACGACTTCTGCTGGCACGTTGAATCTCCTTAGCTCTATCCGTCAATACTTGGATGATAGCCCGATACATTTCTGTATCCATCTCAATAAACTCTTTAGGCGGTATCCCAGTCTCTACAGATAATTGTGCGATGCTGTAAAGGATTGAATCCCGCTGTATTATTTTTTTTCTTCGTCTAATACCTCGACAGTTTCTAGGCTGTCAATAAACTCAATTCCCCATAAAGGTATCTGAGCGCCAGCCCTGCGTAAGCATTCATAAGCCAGCCAGAATATCTCTGTTTGACGTTCATGCTCACGCAAGACCTTGCTAATACCTGATCCGTACTTTAACTCGAAAGCGTACTCGACACCTGGTGTTATCTTATGCTCTGATACTTCACCATTAGCCCTTGTTATCTTTAGCTTTGCCATTATTACTCCTTAATTAAAATGCCACCGATGGGGACACTGTTAGTGCGGAGTTCATTGTAAAGGTTACAGATGAAGATGCAACATCTCCCACGCCTGCTGTGCCGACTGGGGTTAGGTTATTAACCAAGATGCTGAATTGATATGAAGGGTTAGCAGCTGATACGGCAGTGCCTTTAACTGTAATGCATGATACAGACAGGGTCTGACCAAAAGCATCGTTAAGGGTCTGCATAACTTGGCTTGCTGCCCAATCATTCAGAAAATCAATAGTAAATGTGCCAGATTGTAAACCTGCCACAAACTTGTGAGCTGTATCCATTCTGTTACCACCTTGCGGTGGGTAAGTCATTTCTGCTTACCTCTGTATCTTTACCATTGATACAGTTCAGACTATATCTTCACCCTATCGCTAGGGGCTGCACGTGTAGTCGTTACGGACTCTCTGCTTTCGCAGGTTGCCTCGGTATTAACCCTTTTTTTGGGGGCCTTCACCGATATAGTGCAGTGCTTGTTGTCTGCTTACGCAGCAACTGGGCAAATAAGGCTACCCATAGCTGTTACTTCTAGCTCATCTACTACTTGATTGATTGTGACACCAGTGACATAAGCACTGATATCTACCGAAGGTGTGGTTTTGGCAGCATTAGTTGCCAACTTCACTCCCACGTTATTATTGAGATATATGGCCACGTGTTATTCCTCGTCTTTCTTTGTTTGTGTAGTTGGTTTTGGTGCTTCCTTAATTTGGCCTGTCTTTATCAAGAAGGCTAAATCTTCCGCTATTGTACTCATTTTAACTCCAGCTCGTTAGGATTGATACTGTTATTTCTGATGTTAATAAATCTCCACTAGCTGCGTTAGTTATAGCTGGAGCGGAGACACTTGATATGTTTAGCACTAAGGATGATGC